TACAAAAGCATCTGCTACAAGGTTTTCCACTATAAAGGTAATTTAGATCTTGATGTTTTCTTCATGAAGTTTAAATTTATTGCATCATATTTTAATCTTTCCTTCAATGGTTTTGACATTAACTTTGATACTGATTCAACTTCAATATCATTCGCATCACAATAATGACAAATTGCATCAATGTAATTAAGTTCTTCTTCTGCCACAATCTTTTCAATCTCAATCGCAAACTTGGATGGAGTTAAAAATTTCTTCTCAATGGCTTTTTCTAATTCTTTGTTAGGTTCCATAGATTCGCAATTTGTCTCTAACAAACTTCTCAATATATTGTTTGAGAAGTTTGATGTATTTTTGTTTGTTGTACTCTTCATAAACGACGCATTCTCCATTTTCACAAGCCATTATAATGACTAATTTTTTAACTGATATTCCTGTTATTTCATACAACATACAACCATATGCCATACATTGAACAAAATAATGTTCTACCCACTCTCGTGGTTTTGGTTTTTTAGATGTTTTAAAATCTATTATTGCCAGTTCGTTGTTATACTCTGCAATACAGTCTACGGTTCCAGCGATACCAAGGTATTTGCTGTATAACGAACCCTCTAATGCGTGTATATTATTTATATTACGTAACTCACGCTTCGAAATATTAAATAAGAATTCAGAAATTGGAGGTGTTTTTGGAAGATCATCATTTTTTAAATAATGTTCTGTAAGTGTGTGCATGTCAGTGCCACGCTTTGTTGCAGCTTTTGTAATTTTGTCTGCAGTTTTATCACCTACCTTTTTTCTCCAGTTAATGAATATCTGACGATTAAAATGACTCGTGATTGAGGTAATTGAAACTAATTTGATAAGTTCATCCTCTTCAGGAACCGAATAGTAACGAACACCATCTATAGTTTCTCTCTCCAACTTTGGGAGATTTATATCAATATGATCAAACATTACATTCCTAATTCAATTTTTGCTGTAAGGTATTCTTTAACAAGACCAGAACGGACAATATCATCTATTCCAAACTCTATTATATCAAAAGAACTCATTTTACGCAAGATGTTGATAAAATCAACAATGCCATTTCGTTCATTTGCTTTTGTTAAATCGGATTGACGAGCATCACCACAAAAGAGGATTCGACTATTCTCTCCAACTCTTGTTATTATACTATCTAATTCATGAAAATTCAAGTTTTGAAATTCATCA